GGCCACCATCTTCCATTAAGAAATGAAACATAGGCACTCTGTTTGGAATAGAACTAAAACCAAATACTCCTACTTCAAAATATTTATCGTGAGAATCTTTTTGATCTCTAAGATAATTTCCTCTAACGCAGCATTCTATTACNGGTATGTTTGCATTTAAATAAGCCATTATTGATAGTCCCTTTGTTTAATCATTTCTAAGTAATGTATTGCTTTATCTATATCTTTTACCCCACCTTTTTCAGTGTGCCTACAGACATATTTAATAACCGAACCTTCTGCAAAAAGTATTTTATTTGCATTTATAAATTCTGCAGGTTGTATTTCCATATACATATAGTGGGATCCTTCTACTTGTTTTAAGTAAGGATTTTTTGGTTCTGGCGTGTCATCGGACATTCTATTTTTTTTCATATCTTAAACTCCTTAGATTTATTGTTTGATTTAATTAAATAAAGATTTTGAGAACTTCTAGTTGCACCAACATACCAAACTCTATACTCCTCATCTTGTTTTTCAGGTGATTTTTGAGCACCTTTTAATGTATTGGTGGTTTGATTTAAAAATAAAACTACATTAGTTGCTTCTCCTCCCTTAGCTCCATGAATAGTAGAAACTTTTATTCTTGGATCTGTAGTTAGATCTTCACCATTGGTAAGCATTGCATCAAGATATTCTATTTGAGTTGGAGAAACTTTAGTAAAAGCTTTTTGCCAAGGAAGAGTAAGGTCCTCTTCATTCATTCTCTCTAAAACTCTTTTTGATTGTATCTCTGGAACTTCTTCGTCATTTCTCATTTTATTCCATACTTGTATATCTTCATGTAAAGATTTGCCAATACTATTACCTTGTGCAGTTTGAAAAAATAAACCCTGACGTTTTAAAAAAGGGAGAATAGGTTTTAGTAACGAGTTCGTCCTTGTTAAAATTAACCAGTCTCCTTTGTTCATATCAATGTCAGATAATTTAAACCTTTCAATTACTTCACCACGTTCTTGTTTTGGTAAATAATCTTTTTGAATTCTATTAACACCTACCCTTGTAATAATATCTAAAGCTTTTGTTTGTATATCAATTGGTACTCTTTGAGATTTAGTTAATCTAACCTCACTTCCTTGCCATAGTTGAAATGATTTAACATCAGCACCCGCCCATCCAAAAATAGCTTGGTCATCATCTCCAGCAATCCATACTCTAGGATTGGCAGACGTACTGTCTCTCATTATTTTATCTAACATGTTCCATTGCAGCTTAGATAAATCTTGAGCTTCATCTACAATAATTACTTGAAAACCTTTAGTGTCTTCAGCTTTTAAAAACTTTTCAATCATATCATTAAAATCTATTAAACCATAAGTAGTTTTAAAACTTTCAATTTCTTTAGCGATAGCATCAAGTTTAAATCGTTCTACCCAAGTTAAATGTTCATTACGATCAAACTGTTCAATTGGAGTAATTTGTCTAACTCTAGCTAAGTTAATTAAACTTAAATATTCACTGTCAGATGAAAAAATTCCATTCCATTGATTTGTTTCATGGCTAGCATATTTAATTTGAATTCCAGAAGTTTCTCCTATTTTTTTATAGTGTTCTTCCTGCATTACATTTTCTTCTTTTAACCCTAATTGATTAAAAGCAAATGAATGAAGTGTTTGAAAATAAGGTATATCTTTTTTTGTTAAATGAGTATTTACTTTTAAAAATCGTTCTCTTGCTTCATTAGCTGCTTTTCTAGTAAAAGCAAAATAACCTATATTTTTTAAGGGAATGCCTTCATCTACATATTTCTGTACTGTTTGTAATAAACTTCTTGTCTTTCCAGTACCTGGAGGACCTATTACTTTATATTTTTTCATTAGTAGTTACTCTCTTTCCTCTCCACAGGTTTATATGCTATCTTGTCTACGTGGAGTTGTGGACTTCGACAGACTTTTTCAGTTTTGCCATCTATATTTAGAGAACAATTAAATTCTACGCTGCATTCTTTTTCTAATTGTCTTGCAATTCTTTCCTGTGGAATCTTCCAATTGTTTCCAAGGTGTTCAATAAACGATGTAAATTTAAAATGATGGTGTCCTTTATCTGTATAACATGCACCATTTTTAATTTGACTTCTTTGTTTAGCTTGAGGCCCATTAATACAATACTGATACAATTCATCTTTTAGTCTATCTGCAATTTGTGTTCCTTTAGGTGGGTATATTGTTTCACATCCAGGTCCACGCCATTCATTTAATTTAGCTCGATAGTCTTTTGGTTTTAGGGTTCAAAATAAATACCTGTTTGTTCCCAAATTAAATTTAATACTTCTTTTTGTGTAGTCATTAATTTTGTATTTGGAACCATTACTTCTACTTTGTCATCATTTGGCATAACAACTTGAAATCTATATTCAGGTTCTTGGTATTTTATTATTTGAAAATTTGTAATGTCAGGAAATGCTGAAACACCGTCGGACGCTATTCCAAAAGGTTTAGAATAACATAAGCTACGCATACACTTATCTTTAATAGGTTCTTCATAGCAAGTGTGACCAGCAGTGTCCCCCTTCCATGCTTTTATTTTTAAATCTAAATGAGACTTATCCCATGGAGTTTCTAGATACTTGATGTTAGCTGCCATAACCTGGTCAGGCCATTTATCTTTATATTTCTTTTTAGCAAATACCATGTAGTTATACATAAATCTATCTCGGCCATCATCTAATTTAGATTTAGAACATAAAGCTAAACAAGGTGGACCGTCTTCAAACTCTGGATCAGTTCCCATTAATATGTTTGCATGAGTATCTTCAACTAATGTGTGTAGATCTTTTTTAGCAACTTGCGAGCTAAGTGCTATTTCAATAAATTCTTTTAAAGATAATTTATTTGCGTTTTTGTCGATTGCATATCTAGTAGACTCACCATTGTTATAGTATGGTAAATTAATAAAATTACCTGGTTTAATTTCTCCTTTGTCATCTTCCTTTAATTCTTTCTGTTTAGGAAAAATTTCTGTGGTAGGCTTCAAACCTAGCGGTAACAGAAAAGCTTTTAATGCATCGATTAAATCAATCGCAGGGATAGCTTCTTTTAAAAAAATATAACAATGCAATCCGCCGCTTTTTGAGAGGATTGGTATTAAGGGTAATTTAAATTGTTGAAACAAAGATAGATATTTTTCTACCTTAAAGTTTCCATAATTTGGAGGATCAATATCTATACAGCCAAACTGAGCTGTTTTATTTAATCTACATGGTTGAACTCCAATAGAAATTTTACCTTGTAAGTGATCTTTGTAGTCATTAATGGTAAGGGGACGACCAGCCCATTCATAACCTGGTTTTATTTTATTTTTACCAGCATCTATTTCGGTCCTTGACATATCTGCAATGCCAAAGTCTCCACCATAGCCAGTAAACAGCTTTATAAATTCATTTTCCATAGCGATCCCGGGTCGGGACAGCTCCACGCTAGCTTCACTGTCCCTGTCCTCGTTAGAGGAATCTAGTAATTAGATTCTACTTTGTTAGTTTCAACCGAAGTTGCAGCTATATTACTTTTTTGTAAAGCAGCATTAAACTCAACTGCCATACTAAAGATTTCTGCGTTATCTACAGGTTTGACTAAGGAAACTGTCATTCCATGCCAAGTGAAATTACCAGAATTTTCTACAGATTTAACGTGATAAATCCGAGAGAATGCTGGAGCTGGTATAGACTTTCCTGTTCCTTGTTGAACGATAACTTCATTATCCATTAATGAGTTCCAACCTCTACTAGTTTTTAACTGAGTAGTTTTCAAAGGCATCAAAGCCTTTTCTGGTTTTTCACCCACAAGAATAACAAAATGATTTGCCGTTTTGATAATTTCATTACCATTAGACAATACATCTTTAGTACCATTCTTAGTAGTTTGAGCCATAATTTCTGGCCCTCTATCAGGGTGAACAGGTCTACCTTCACTCCTATCAAATGGCGCCCATTCTGGATATGTCATTTTGTAGAAACAAGGTATTACATTAATACCTTTTTCTCCATCATACAGTTTTTTAGTAACTGTATTGTAAAACATTCCGGCTGCTGCACCATCAACATATTTAGCATGTTTCTTTTTCGTTTCATAAGAACCACTTTGTAGTAGTTTTAAAAACGGTAAAGCTAAATCATCCTTATCTATGTTTTCTAAACCTTTTCCAGCATGTTCTTCAAAGTTTAGAGTCGCTAACGCACCTTCTTTTTTGACTGTTAAGTCGCTTGTTTCTTGTGTCATGTTATTTGTTCCTTGTTATTTTTGTTTTGTTTCCCTTAAACAGGTTAAAATG